ACCCCTGCACGGTGGTTCGGTTCCCGGGCAAGGAGATTGGATAACCTATGACATTTGATGAACTCCTCGCCAAGTATGAACCGGCGCTTGCCGCGGCATTCCGGCAGGCTATCGAGGACATCAAGTCGGGCATCGTCCTCCGCGTCGTGGTCGAGCGGTTGGAGCGCGGCGACGTCACCGGCGCGGTCGAAGCCATGCAAATCGAACCGGAGGCTTTCTCCGCTCTCGAAATCGCACTACAGGAGGCATTCAACGCCGGCGGCACCAACGCGGTCGGCGAACTGCCGAAGGTCATGGACCCGCAGGGTAACCGCGTCATCTGGCGCTTCGGCGTCCGCAACCCGGTAGCCGAGGCGATCTTGCGTGACCTGTCGTCGACGATGGTCACACACATCACCGATGACCAGCGGCAGGGCATCCGCCAGGCGCTGGAGCAGGGGCTTGCCAGAGGCGCCAACCCGAGATCGACGGCGCTCGACGTCGTCGGCCGGCAGAGCCGCGTCACCGGCCGCCGCGAGGGCGGCGTGATCGGCCTGACACGGTACCAGATCGAGTTCATTGAGCGCGCCCGCGTTCATCTGTCGTCCGGCGACCCGGAACTGATGAACCGGTATTTCGAGCTCAAGACGCGCGACAAGCGTTTCGACCGGACCGTTATGGCTGCGATCAGAGCCGGCAAGCCGGTCACCGGCGACGCGCTCACCAAGATGATCGGCGGCTGCGCGATAGGAACCTTCTTCTACGCGGCGAGATGCTGGCGCGCACCGAAACCATGATGGCACTCAGTTCCGCCCGCGACGAGGCAATGCGGCAACAGATCGAAGCGGGAAAAGTCCAGGCGCAGGACGTCACCAAGGTATGGCGGTCGGCCGGTGACAACCGGGTACGACACACGCACCGTGTCTTGAACGGCAAGAGCGTCGGCATGGATGAGGTTTTCCAGAGCCCGTCTGGCGCGCTTCTACGGTTCCCGGGCGACCCGCGGGCGCCGATATCTGAGATATCCGGCTGCAGGTGCAGGCTTGAATACAAAGTGGACCACATCGGCGCGGTGGTCCGCCGGTACCGTGCAGAGGTCGTCTGATGGCAACACTCTCCTTTAGCGCCGGTGTCGCGCAATGGGCCGACAAGGTCGAGGGTGCCGTCGAAGCGATCTTCAAGGAGGCGACGCAGGAGGTCGTAGAGGAGATGCAGAGGCCGGTCGGTCAGGGCGGCCGGATGCGGGTGGACACCGGTTTTCTGCGCGCGTCACTGCTCGCGTCCTCGACTTCCATGCCAGCAATCAGCGCTGCCAAGCCGGTCGAGGGAGGCACTTACCCGCCTGATTTCGGGCAGATCGAAGCGGTCATCGCCGGGGCTGACATCGGCGACACCCTCTATTTCGGCTACACCGCCTCCTATGCGGGCTACCGAGAATATGGGGCAAACGGACAGCCGGCAGACGGCTTTGTCCGGCTCGCCGCACAGAACTGGCCGATTATCGTTGATCGAAAGGCCGCTGAGTTGAAGGCGCGTCTGGGGCTTTGACCGCGGCGTTTGCGTCGCTTCCCTTTTCCATAGCCGCCACTAGCCCAAGCTGCAGCAAGGTCAGCGCCTTTCGCGCGGCCTTCAGGCTCGTATCCGCGCGCACCGTTGCACCTTTCTCACGACCTAGCGCAAGCAGAGCCGAATGAATGCGTTCATAGGCTTCATCGTCGGTGAGAGGCGGCCGTTCAGACATAGGGTAATCGATACATGGCGGCAGGCACCGACGCAATCATCTTCAAGGCGCTCACCGATCGGCTCCTTGCAATGCCACAGGCATTGCCCGTCGCCGCGCCGAACGTCGTGTTTCCGGCGGCAGGGCAGCCGCTGCCGCCGAAGAACCTTCGATTGGCTTTCCTGCCCAACCAGACACGTCAGATCACCATGAGCAACGACCCGCAACAGAAGCGCGGACTTTTTCAGGTTTCAATCGTTTGGCCGGTCGGGCAAGGGATCATCGGCGCTCTCGATGTCGCCGATCAAGTGATCGACCACTTTAAGAACCAAACCCTATTCGCCTCTGGCGTGAAGATCACGATCAGCAGCGAGCCATGGGCGGCTGGCCCGCTCCAAGACGGTGACCGGGTGCAGATCCCCGTCACCATTCCGTACATCGCCTTCGAACCGGAGAACTGACATGGCAAACAAGGCAACCAAGAAGGGCAGCAAGGTCTATGTTTGCGCCACTGCCCAGAACACCGATCTTATAGAGTCAGCATATGCGGCGCTCACCTGGGTGCAGGTTGGCAAGGTGGGCAACATCGGTGATTTCGGCGCCGACAGCACCATGAACAGCTACAACACGCTCGATGAGCCGGTTACCCAGAAGCAGAAGGGCACGGCCAATGCGGGCGATCCGCAGATTGAGGTGGCATCGGTTTTCGATGACGCCGGCCAGGTCATCCTGCGCAACTTCGGCAATCCTCTGAACCTCGACAACATGGCGATCAAGGTCGAGCGCAACGATGGCGGCGAGGGGTTCACGAACACGATTTTCTACAGCCGCGGCGTCGTGTCCGGCCCGCTTTATCCTGGCGGCGGTTCCGACGACTTCGAGCTCGAGCGCTTCACGATCGGTCTCAACCAGCTGCCGATCCGCGTCAATCCCACTGTAATCCCGTAAACGATAGGTGCTTCATGGACATCTCCAAACTCGTCAATTCCGAAGACCTCTTCGAGCTGAACCTCACCGGACCTGATACCGACGAACTCGTAGGTATTCGTTTCATGGTTCGCTCTACGGAAAGCGATGCGGTAAAGCGCGTCGTACGCCAGCACAGCGACAAGTTTCTCGCCAGCCGGAAAAAGAAGCTCACGGCCAGCAAGGTCGAAGCCGAATACCTCGACAAGGCGGCCGCCTCCGTCGCGTCCTGGGACTGGGGCGATCACAACTGGAAGGGCGAAAAGCCGGAATGCACCTTTGAAAAGGTCCGCGAGGTCCTCGAAGAGGCGGGCTGGATCTATGACCAGGTCGCAACGGCCTCGGAGGACCGCGCAAATTTTACGAAGAGCTTGGCGAAAGGCTCTGTGAGACCGTAGCGATTGTTGCCCGCTACGACAGCGTTCGAGACAAGAACGGCGAGTCCCGGCGCGAGCGCAACGAGAGCTTCGATACCGAAAGCCCGGAAGCGGAGGTGCCGGACCACGGCGCCTTCATCTGGGAATGGTTTTGGGAACTCCGCCAGGCGCAGCCACCGGGGTTCTCTGGCCCGGTACCGATCTCCAATCTTGAGCTGATGGCTTGGGTCCAACTCACTGGCAACATCGTTACTCGCGAAGAGATCGCAATTCTCAGAGCGATGGATGTTCAGTTTTGTGCCGAGATTGAGAAAGAGTCCGAGGCGATCAGGGCGCGGGAAGCGAGCCCTTAGCTTTCCGTCGCCGCGCGTCTGAGAGATGCCTGGTACCTCGGCAAGAAAAATCCCTGTGGAGGGGCGGCTGCGGGGCCGCCTCTGTTCAGGACTAGTATCAGTCTATATGGCAGGTGTCTTGTTTAGAAATGCAAGTCTTTCCGCAGGGCTTGCCTTTCTTGCAGGTTTTACAGCCACCGAGGGCAAGCAGCACCATCACCACGACCGCGAATGTTTGGACGAGACGGCCGTTCATTTGAACTCTTCCTTGGTGCCGTCTTCGTAGACTGCCGCTTGGACGCAGATGCGCCCCGACGCATCTCTCTTCTCCAAAGTTGTCAAGCGTTCGAAGTCGACCGAGCCTGTCATCGCAAACACCTGTTCGGCCTCTGCTTCCGGTTTTAGCCGAATGTCCTTGTCTAACTCTACTCCGCTGATTGTCTCGCCGAGCGCGTCGATGAACCAAACAGACGCCTTCACCATCCGGATTTCTTTAGGGCTGTCGTTCCGGAATTTGATAGTGACCGAAGGGTAGGGACCGATAGATCCCTCCTTCATCGTCGCGGCCCAATCAGTAAGTGTAAGTGCCGTAGCCTTACCGCTTTGGCATTCCGCAGCTTGAACGCTGGTCGCAGCAAGGACTGCGGCTATCCCTATTGCTAGGCGCATGGATCATCTCCGATTGAATCGGCGGGACGATAGCGCACGTTCTTAGAAAAGGAAAAGCCATGGCAGATGTTGCGACGCTCGGGCTGCAGGTCGAAAGCGCATCCGTTGAGAAGGGGACGAACGCACTTAACCAGCTCACCGGCGCCGCCGCTCGCGCGGAAGCCGCCGCAAATGGTCTGTCTGGCGCAAATCGTGGCGCAACCGGCGCGGCATCAGCTGCCGCAAAGGCCTATGCGGCCGAGGGGGCAGCCGCAGCATCGGCATCAAAGCAGATCGAGATGATGAACAGGGCGGCCAATCAGAACCGCGCATCGTCGCGCGGCAATCTTGGAAATATAGCCGCTCAGTTCCAAGACATTGCTGTCAGCGCGCAGATGGGAATGGGCCCGCTGCAAATTGCCCTCCAGCAGGGCACACAACTGGCCGCGGTCCTTTCCTCCATGGAGAGACCAGTCCAGGGATTGGGTACAGCCTTCTTGTCGGTGCTCTCTCCAGTTAGCCTCCTCACGATCGGCACAATCGCGCTGGCGGCCGCTGGCCTGCAGATGGTTGATTGGGCAAAGCTAGCTCAATCGGCGCTGATAGCCTTGGCGGATGTTCTAGAAACTGTGGCGCCCTACGCTGTCGCAGCTGCTGCCGCTCTCGCCCTTTTGTATGCGCCCGCGATCGTCGGCGGCATCATCTCGTTGATCGCGCTGCTCGGACGATTGACAGTTCAGCTTGGTATTGTCGCGGGAGCTTTCATTCTGGCGAACCCTGCCGTCGCATTCGTCGCCGGAATCACGGCTGCGATAGCGGCGGCCAACATCTTCCGCGACGAACTTGCCCAAATCTTCGGACGCGACATTGTCGCCGATGCGAAGAATGGCATCAACGATGTCATAGGAGCATTCGTTGGGGGGTACGAGGCCATTAAGACCGTCTGGTCGAGTTTGCCATCCGCCCTGGCAGACGTGGTTTACTCGACGGCGAATCAGGTGATCGCTGGTATCGAACGGATGGTCCAAAAGGCAGTTGACGGCCTCAACGACCTGATTAATCGATTTGCTCTCTGGTCGGCATCTATCGGGCAACCTTTGAAGAACTATAACGATTTCATATTGCCGCCGGTAGAGTTTGGGCAATTGAAGAACCCGAACCCGGGCGCCGCCGGAGCGGCACTGAAGGCAGCCCAAGACGCCTACAACTCCGCACAAGGCACCGATTACGTAGGCGGTGTCGTTGACGCGATCAGTCGTGGTGCCTCCGCGGCGTCTGAGAAGCTACGCGAACTCGCCAAGGGCCTCACCGACGTCGACGAGAAGTCAAAGAAGCGCGCCGGCGGCAAGAGCGAGCAGGAGAAGTACGCCGACATCGTTGCGGGCGCCGAGCGCCAGATCGCTGCACTTGAGGCGGAGCGAGACGCGATCGGACTCACCGAGCAGGCGGCCGCCGCTCTGCGCTACGAGACACAGCTCCTGAATGAAGCCCAGCAGCGCGGCATCTCGCTCACTGATGCCCAGAAGAGCGAGCTGTCATCTCTCGCGCAGGTCATGGCCTCGATCGAGGAAGAGACCCGGCAAATGGGTATCGCGCTCGATTTTGCCCGAGACGTGACCGGCGGCTTCTTCGATGACTTCTTCTCCGGCATCGAGAATGGCAAATCAGTATGGGAGTCTTTCGGCGATGCGGCCCTGGGCGTCCTCGATCGGATCGCCGACAAGCTGCTGAACGACGTCCTCGATGCAGTATTCCAAGTCAGCGGTGCCGGAGGCGGGCTTGGCGGAGGAGGGCTGCTCGGTTGGCTTTTCGGGGGAGGTTCAAAGGCCGACCCATGGGCTGGGCTGCGTGGGTATGCGAACGGCACAAACTCCGCTCGACCTGGCGTCGCATGGGTTGGTGAAAAGGGGCCGGAACTGGTGCGCTTCAAGGGGGGCGAGGAGGTTATCCCCAACCACCGGCTTCAACGGCCGGCAAATGTGAACGTAGCGCCATCGACGGGGCAGTCAGGTCAGAATGCTCCGCGCGAAATCATTCTCCGCGTGATTGCCGAGGAGGGGCCGATGTTCAGGCCCGTCATTAGGTCGGAGAGCCGAGGCGTCTCCGTCGAGACCATAAAAGAGTACGACGCGGCGAAGGCAAATATCTACCAAAACGGCGAGGACAGCTAATCTTCGGTGGTTTTCCCACCCTGGATCACGGTGAAGATGCTTTCGCCGCCCTTAGCCTTCCTCATTGACGTGAGGAATTCCTCCATTTCCTCGGCCATCACCTCGAAAGCTCTTCGCGCACCGGACCGCTGGTCGGGTGTTATTGTCGGATCATTCGCGTATTTCTCCGCTGAATTGATGTTCGCTTTACGCGCCATCTCTGTCATGTCCATCAGCGCCTCGTACTGAGATTCGTCCATGTTCGACAAAGCGCTCGCAACAAACATAAACATAAAGCGATGGGCATTCGCCCTGAATTCCAGGTCGGATACTTGCTTCACCAGTTTACTGTGTTCATCGGCTAAGAACTGAAGCACCTGTGGGGTTGTCCCGTTGAAATCGATTGTGGGCACTGATTCTGCTCCCTAATTCCCTACTGCTGCATATTCGCGGCGATTACCCTGGATTGCAACAACATGACTGAAGCCATACTGTTGCCAGCCTTGCCGTGGCGGGATTGCCAGTTCGATCCTGTCAATCCGACAGACGTCTCCATGATGGAGGGCCGGCGTTCCGAAGAGCAGGCCGCCGGCACTCCATTCTGGAAAGCGCAATACGCGACAAACTGGATGACGCCTGCCATCTATGGGCTGTTCGATGCCTTCGTGATGAAGTCGAGCTCGCGAGGCGCACCTTTCCTCGGCTACGACCTGTTTCGGCCTCGCCCGATCGCCCACAACAACGGAAAGCCGCTCTCCGGCACGAAAGCAGGGGGAGGGGCTTTCAACGGCAGCGCGGTTCTTCAGTCCATCACCAATAGCCGAACCGTCGTTGTTGCTGGTCTGCCTGCTGCCTTCAAGCTAACAGCAGGAGATTACATTGAGTTCAGGATGTCGGCGCTCGTCCGGTCGCTTCATCGGATCGTCGAGAACGCCACTGCGAACGCCAGCGGCGTGGTCACTCTCTCGATAATGTTCGGCTTGGATACCCAGCATTTCACTACGTCGGCGACAGTCCATCTCGAGAAGCCGTCGTGTGTCATGAGTATTGATCCGGGCACTGTGGCGGCGCCGAAATCGTGGGCCGGCCGCGAAGCCTCATTTTCAGCGACGGAGATGTTCTTTTCATGAGTGTGCTGGATCCTGCAGTCGAAACTGCGCTCGAAACCGGCCGCCTTGCACGGCTGGACCTTATCCGCTTCGATCTGCCCGGCAAAACCGTTGGTTACCACCGCGGCGGTCGGCCCTACACCTATAACGGCTTGACCTATCTTCCGAACCGCTTTCTCGAGCCGGGCGAACTGGTCAGCGCGGTGGGCGTCGCCGTGACGACGCGGACTATCGTCTTCTCAAACATCCCAGTCAGCAACCCCGAGGACGCAGTCGCTCAGATTGAGCAATACAACTACCAGAATGCTCCGGTGATCATTTCCCATCTAGCTGGAGATCCTGAAACCGAT